TTGGGGGCCAGTCACGCCTGTCGGTCCAGCTGAACCTGTCGGTCCTGCTATCCCTTGTGAACCTTGCGCACCTTGGGGGCCAGTCACGCCTGTCGGTCCAGCGACCCCTTGCGCACCTTGGGGGCCCGTAGCACCGGCAGGTCCGGCAACAGAGCTAGCCGCCCCCGCTGGACCTGTCGGGCCAGCTGACCCCTGTGGGCCGGTCGCGCCTGTTTGACCCGTCGACCCAGCAACACCAGCCGGTCCCTGTGGTCCGGTCGGCCCGGTAGTGCCTGCTGTCCCCTGTGCGCCGTTTGCGCCAGTCGATCCCGCTGGACCGGTTGCTCCCATTGCTCCCGTTGACCCGGCGGGCCCGGTCGGTCCTGTTGTTCCTTGTGCCCCTGTCTGTCCGGTAGGCCCTCGAAAGTCGATTGCCTCTGTAGCCAATTCCAGCCCGACCGGCACGAAGATCAGACTGTTGTCTAGCAGGACTTCAGCCTCGCAACGTAGTTCTATCGAATAACGGCCGTCCAGTAGTCTTGTCGTCGGACCCGGAAGCAGCAAGTCCGCCCGACCACCAGACGAGACGGCTGTCAACTGCAGGGCCTGACCTTTGCTGCCGGCGCGAAGCCACCGAAGGGACAAAACGCTACCGTCCGGGCATCCGTTCAGTGTGATAGCGAGGTCTTCACCTCGCTTTACCGTCCAGGCTACCGGTCTTAGTTTGCCCCTTGGAGGCTTTGTCAGGGTTACGTTCATGATACCATCCGAGCCATCCTTAGCTGGACTATGGTAGCACGGGACAGTCTATTTCGGCACCGGCTGCAAGCTTTTTCTGCAACGTACCGGCTGACCAGTAGGCATAGCCCACGTCATCAGTACCCGTGCGGCGGTTGCCCCACGAGGCCCACGAGTTCCGGATAATGAACCGTTTCAATTCCGCGTCCCACCCAGCTAGTTGCAATTCATGCCCGCCCTCGACTGTGCTACCATCTTTCATTTCACCGCAAGCGGTAGGGTTCGAGTCGTTAGAGGTCCAGTCAACGCCCACAATACACGTGGACTTCAATAGCGCTATTTGTGCCCCTTCGATAGTATCAACCGCCGCAAAGTCCAGATTTGTGTACCCTAGAAGTTTTGCAGCCTTGGCCGCGCTCGCGCCGTCGCTCCCTGTGTCTGTCGGCGGGTAGGTCCCAGAGAACGGGTCCAGGGTTGTGGCTTTGGCGTAAATCTTGATAGCATCGGACTCTGTCAACTTGCCAGCGAACGGCCACGTCGATAGGCACTGCGCAGTTCCGTTGCCAGTACACGAACCTAGGTTACCCTGATCGAGATTGACAGCGACGTTTGCCTTCGGAAATGAACTGCCAGCCGTGATCGAATAGCTAACCGTCAGCTTTCGGTGCATCGCCCTGTTTGGATCCCTATGCCAACCGGACAGCAGACGATGTGGCTTCTTGCCTGCGTTAGCGCTGGCCGGATTGCAGTCCAGAAAAGCGACTTTGACTGGTTGGGCGGTCGTCGTAGCAGCAGAGCTCCCCCCTATCGCGCTACCGCCAGCAGAGCTACCCCCTATCGCAGACGACCCACCCGAAGCCGTCGAGCCGCCGACGCCGGGTGAGGGCGGGACCGGTGCGGGCTGGGGATGGCAAGCGCCGAGGTAGATTCCGAGCCACGCACAGGCTAGTTGTTTTTGGGTCACGGCAGATGGCGCTTTCTTGGCTTGGTTGTAAGCGGCGTCGCAGTCAGTCTGTGGGTTAGTGGCGCAGCCAGTAGCGGCAGATAATGCAACAGGGGTTGGGTCCTGGGTCGTGCAACCAAGCAGCACAAACGCTAGAAGGTAGCCGGTCTTCACTTGATTTCTCCCTTCGCCCGCAGTAGAATCACGGCCTGATTGCGGGGCGCCATTGCCGTTCTGGCGATACCCGGCTTTGCCTCGGTCGCAAAGATGCTCGCGACATCTACTAGCCCGCAAAACGCGTCCACAAGTTCACCCGTCGAAATCTTGCGAATCGCCGCTTCGTCGCGGACCTCTTGCGACTGCGCCAATTCAGCACGACATAGGTCTTGTCCCGCGACGACAGCGCCGCGGAATAGCGCGCATGACGCGAGCAGCGGTAGCGCAAGCGCTACTACCACAATTGCCGGGTCGATCTTATCGATGAACCCGTGCAGTGTGCGAATCGCGCGCCTCCACGGACTGGTCGGCGGTAGTTTCGCCACCCATCCGCGTGACGCGACGGTGTTTGCAAGATAGCCGACGATGACAGCGATTGCAGACCAGAAGGCTTGCGATTGAATGCTGTTTTGAATGATTTGCATAATTTCTGCGACCTGATGGGAGGATAAGGGGATGGGTTATAACGTCGCATCTAGTGACTGGATTACGGTGTTGACCTGGCTGTCTGTGAGGCCCTTGGCGACGATAACGCACCGAAGCGCCCCGTTGTATTGCTGGCCAGATGTGCCGGTCGAGTAGATATCCCCAAGAGTCAATCGGTTCTGGTTTGACAATGCGCCGAGTGAGGAAACGTCAGTCGTGCTAGTCGTCCCGCCCTGCGTGATTCGCATGATTCCAGATGACGACAAGTTAGCAGCCAATACGCGTGGACCTGTTGACATACCGGTGCGCGTGGCGTGGAGATTTGTCCCGCCTACTGCGCGCAATGCCCATGTTTCTGTTGTGCTGTTGTTCCAAATCCTACAGGCAACGTCAGCGCTCGAACCCTCCTGGGCCACGCTCACCATTGTGCCTGTGCCGTTGACGAATGCGCAAAAGATACTGATTGGCGTATCGTCTCCGTTGAAATCAGTTGAAATGGCGGTCGATATTCTGTCATTCGTGCCATTGAAATTCACGGTTGCGCGACCGTCAGTCCAGGACGTTCCGACGTTTGGTGAAGTGCCGCTTCCTGGAACCGTCAGTTGCAACGTCCCAAAGATACTATCCCACGTGACAACATCCGAACCGGACAGGACCAAACGATAGTCAGCGTGAAATACCGCGAACGGGGCGGCAGTTAGCGGCCACAGTTTGCGCACCATGTCTAGTGCGTCGCTCGATACGAGTTGAATACTTGTTCCGGCTGGACTGACCGACGAAATTGTTGCGCGTTCTCCCGGGTATACCTTGCAGTCTGTGGCATAAGGCAACACTAGCCCGGCGCTGTGTGTCAGTGAGATTGTAGCAGAGCCGACGTTGCTAACTGATACCGCTCCTGGCGCAGCTATCACTTGCGTTATCGTCTTGGCGCTGGCGTTTAGCGCTAGCGATTTAGCGTCGCCGATGTTCAAAACAGTCGCCGCGCCCGTGTCGTGGAAGTCCTCTCGACCGGCTATAACTGGGCGTCTAATTGCCTGTACTGACCGATCAGAAGAGCCGATCAAGACGGCGTTTTGATATGCCCTGCCTTCGCTGATAATCGGCGCGCGAAAAGACCCGGAGCCTGTTACGCGCAAATCATCGATAGCCATTGGGCTTGTGTTTGACGTGTCCGTCTGTACCGCTAGATACATCCGTGCCGTTGCCCGGTCTACCGTCAGTCGATTGACTGTGATTTCTTTGGCGACCGCAGTACCTTCAACGAAAACACCAGAGCCAGCGGCGAAAGAGCAACCGGCGTCTGATATGTAGTTATCGTCGACATGTAGGACTCCGCCGTCTGGTGAGGTCGTCCAGATGAAGTGTGCCCCCAAACCAGTGTTTGCGCCGCCAACTATTCGGTTTCGGCAAATGTTTACAAGCTCGAAATTTGCCGCGCTCGAACCAAGTCCACCAGCTGTTACGTTCGACAGAATCGGGTAGGTGATGTCCCCTTCGATGCTGTTGTCCGTTATGTCAACCCTAAGTTTGCACCCGAGAGCGCCGTCGATTACCCACCAACCGTTGTTACCGCCCGACGTCGTGCGCGTCTGATTGTGATGTACCTTGGCGTTGTACAGAGAAATTTCAGACGTCCCCCACATGTCGATAAAGTGATTGTCGTGTATGTCGGTGTCCTGCCATGTCCCGCTTACCCCTATGTGCGCGCCGTCAATGAACCAGTTGTCGTGCACCTTTACTTTCGCCACGTAACCGTCTGACACGATAACTTCAGACGATGTGCGCAAGAAGTGACAGTTTCGGATTGTCACATTTTTGACGCACCACAGCTGAATACACGACGTGCGCGGAAGGTAACTTGTGCCGATTCCGCCGCCGCCCTCGAACGTGCAATTGTCCACGGTAACACCGTCGACTGTTCCGGCCGTCTCCTGCATCAGGCCGTCAACAAGTCTTCTGGTTCCACCGTTCCAGACGAGCAAAATCGCATCACAAGATGAGGTTATTGTCGGCACAACAACCACTCGCGTTGACGTAGTTGGCAGGTGGAAATGTATGTCTCTAAACGTGAGTCCTTTATTTACCGTCACACCATGCGTTACACGAAAGACCTTTTTGCTGTCCGCCGTTATCGTTGACCCTGCTGGTGCAGCGGCTACGGCTAGACCTATTGCGGCGGCATCGTCGGCAACGTTATCGCCCACGGCTCCGAAGTATTCGAGCCTAATCGGGATCCGTTCACGCCGCACATACGCGTACGCCCCAGCCACGGCAACCGTGCCACCGTCATCCACATAGCTCCCGACCTCAACCTGGTCAAAAATCCCGCCCCCGCCGTCACCAAACTTAGTGTGGCTCTGAAGGTGAACGTGGTTCTGCTGTCCTGAGAGCAGGCCTCGTAGCGCGTCAAAGGTCGGGCACGTGGCCCCTAGCGCGGTGCTGAAAAGTCGGCCGTTCGAGCTGAGCGCAACACTGAACTGTTTTAGTATCGTGCGATCGTCATCTGCCCAACCGGCCCCGGAACTAACAGAATACCGGCCCTCGAAGTTGGGATTAGCGATCTTGACTATCGTTCCGTCTGGTATTTCGCTGATGTAGGACCGGAAAGCGTTCGTGTTGCCGAACGTCAAGTACCCAAGATTGATCGTTGATGCAGCAGGCGCCAAAGGCACAGATGTCTGCAACAGGTCGGTAGGACTGTTCGGGCCCGGGTAGTGCACCCCAGTCGGGTCGCGGTCCGTGGTCGTCCAGACGTACTTGCCCCCAGTGACTGAATCCAAGGCCTGATAACTGTAGGGCATTACTGGGCTCCAATGTATGCGTGACGAACAACGGCAAAACTAAGCGGGTCCGCAACACCGTTGCAGCGTGACGCGATTTGATAGGTGACGCCCGGCACCAGATTCAAGACCTGTGACCTGACCCTCAACATTTCGGTGCTTGACACGGACAACAGGCTTTCCGCTACCGCTGCAGGGTTGTAGAGCTTGACTTGGAGCTCAAGGCCGGTGTTTGAGGTGCAGGCCAGAGCGACCAGCCGACAGGCTACCGCGGTAGGCACGTCAAACTCCCCGATAACCTGCCAGACCGCCCCGGACACGCCGTCGGCTGGCAGCTGCGTCGGTGAGGTAGTGTAGGCGCAAACGATGTCATTGACCGGATCGACTTGCGTCGCATATCCTGCCAGGCCCTTTGCCATTACAGCACCACGACCCTTGCAACGTCGAACGTTGCTATTTCTCGAGTCCCGATTGTCAGGTTAGCAGTCCCAGAAGGGGAAGCACTGAAACCCAAGTAGAAGGTCGGGACGTCTAGGACCCCGGCCAGCGTCAAAGGTGCGGATTTTGCAGTCAAGGCTATCAACGGTATACCAGGCCCGGCCTTGCCGGTCAACGTGGACACAACGAAATCTTTGAGGGCGGAATCACCCACATAGCCGGTCCCCGTCGTCAGACCATAGGACAGATAAACAGGACGCTGGACCACTTCAGACCAGTGAACTGTCCTGACCGTTCCGGTCGAATCAGTGAAGGTCCCGCTAATGCCACCGATCGTTGGTATACCGGCCGGTTTCGCTTCCCAGATTGCCTTGGGTAGTGCGGCCGAAGCGCTGCCGTCCTGATAAACCACGAACTCCACAGAGTGCGGCGGTAGTCCCTGTCCGTCCAGCCAGTCTGTGTAATTCTCCAGGACTTTGCAGCTCAGCACCCCTGCCACTTGCTCGACATCGACCGCCATAGCGAGCGCTGTAGAACTGCCGGCTCGGGTCAGATCTTCTTCTTGCGACAGCCTGAACTGTGCCTCGGTCTGGGCCAGCGCGCCCAATACCCCGGCCAGCGAATTAGAGACCCCGGTCCAACCTGTGGTTGGGGTAGCAATGACAGTCAGGCCGGAAGCCCCAGCAGGGCATGGGATGGGTCCGGTCTCGACCGATTCGAACAGCACAGCAAACGTGCCGTCCGTGGCCGCGGTGTAGTCGGTAACTGGCGTGAACAGGACGTCCGGCTTGCCTGCTATCGAAGCAAGGGACGTGCCTGCGACCAGAGTGGTCCCAGTCGCTAGGATACAATAGGCCTGGACTTTGGTGGTCGTGGCTGCGCCCCAGACCGTGCCGGTCATAACACCTTGCCTGCGCAACAGGTCGCCCTCCGCACCGTCTCTGGACTGTGCCGCGTCCAGAGCGCGCAAAGCATCCCAGGCACCGGCCAACCGGTCCGCGAATATACCGTTGTTCTGGCCGTCCGGGCTGTCAGGGTCCGTGTCCAGGTCGGCAGACACGTACTGGTGCTGGTCATTGACGATAGACCCCAGTACGTCCTGAACGTTTGGGCAGTAGAAGCCGTTAGGCTGCGGACCCCAAGTGGTTGGGTCGGAACTCATACTGTCACCAATACCCCAACCGAATCGGTCACCACTGCGCCATTTTTCAGCTTAGCCGTAAATTGGATCTGCATGTTCCGAGAGGCCTTATCGAACGCCAAATCTAGCACAGGCACACTTGAGACACCAGGTACGCTAAGGATCTTAGTCCGAACCGTTGCCCTGATTGCTTCAAAGCTTGGGTTACGGACCAGGACTTCTTCGAACCATGGGGTGCCCAGTCGTAAGTCCAGGAACCACTCACCCCGGATCAAAAGCAGGACCTGCCTGATTTTCTGGCCGATGTATTCCGCGCCCGACAGCAGTCGAGGGGACGCCGGGTCTAGGTCACCTACAGGGTATCTACGGCCGATCATTGGGAACTACCTTCGGGAACTTCACAATCCCGAGTCGGGAACTTGACAGTCGTCATAGTGCCTTCGTTTCTGCTGCAGCTACCGAACCGCCCCCCGGTACCAGGGCTGGGGCTGCTATTACTGGCGGGCCGAGCGCTGCCGTTGCGTGCATGTGAGTGTTGGCCCATTGCTCTAGCGCGTCAAGGCGAGCGTTCACCTTCCCAGCCAACGCCACGAAGTCCCCGCCCGCCCCGGACAATACGACCTTGGGGCTGGTTGCCAGCTTGCCAGGCAGGGTGATTGGGATTGCCAGGCCGCCAGATAGGCTGTGCCTTGCGGTGTCTCCCGGCTGGCTTGCGGTCCCGCTATCCAAAAACTCTGCAGGGGACGATTCAGCAAACAACACCCAGACGATATCGCCCGGGGCAAGGTCTGGCCGGGAGTAGGTGCGGGTCGTGCCGAAGGACGCGATCGGGACGTTGGGGAGGACCGGTGGATCCTCGTACGTTACCCCGCCGTCGTACCGGGCAACCGGACGCTGAACTCCTAGCTTTACATCGACAGTGTAGTCTGTCGCGTTGAACTTGACCACTGTCCCCGGCGCACTTGTGTGCACGTCAGCTAGTCGGCCGTCTATGATCCGGCGGGTTAGTTCGTCCTGTGCTGGTCCGAATGACATTAGTACCTCTTGCCCCACCCCTCTACAGTCCAGTCCTGGCCGTGTGTGTCACCGTCGTAGGCCAGTTTCTCGATCCTGAAGTTGCCTTTGACTCCCTCGGACTCTAGCACGACTACGCCCCCACAACGCAACCCGGGAACGATTAGGCTCTTGAAATTACAAACACCGTCCGCCGAGACGTTCGGGCTCCCGATCAACCCGGTCCCTGGCTTCAGCAACACTGAACGCCCGGCCAGCACTTTGCCGAAGTCCACGAGCTGGATCGCCCCGTCCTGGATGCTCCACTCTAAATCAGCAGACCGGCAAAGGTCGGTCAGCACTCGAGACGCCGGGCCTGACAGGACAATGCCGCGGGTGAACAGGCTAGCCTGCCCTTGCAATTTGAGGGTCGACAGGACCGCGGACAGGTTGCCGTTTCCCAGTCCCAATGCTTTGACAGCAGCGGTCAGAGCTGTACTGACCGGGACCTTTGGACCAAACGCCTGATTGACGCGGGCTGTTCGGTAGGCCCGTTCCCCGTCCCCGGAAGCGATAGCTGTCACCCAGTCCGGGCCGTCAATTTCAGAGTCGACCGTCCGAAGGTCCCCGAAGAAAATCTGTTCTGTCCCGGTCAGCTCGTAGCCTACTTCAAGCCGGACCGGCACTCGACCGACCTGTGGTTTGGTAACGGCCTGCCCTTTCGTTTTCTTCCCGATCTTGATTTTCTTGCCGGGGGCGAGTTCTGCAAGTGCCCCCCTGTGCTCGCGCGATAGGTTGAAGACCTCAATCAGGACCTTGTTAGGGTCCGGCTTCAAAGTCTTCTCTACCTTGAACTTACAGCGGAAGTCCGAGACCTCAAGGGTCCCGACTGTCAGCTTGAACGTGCGGCCGAATAGGGAGGGCATTACGCAACACCAAACAATCTGTCTACAGCTGCGTCGACCGCTGCCCTGCTGGTGTTGGGTTCCTCAATTGCGAGGTCACCATAAGCAGCCGATCGTACCTGCTGAATCAGTTCAGCTTCGGTCAGCGTACGCCCTCTGTTGGCGGTAATTAGTTGTCGGAGTTCGGGAGACACTAGACCTCCACTGGCACATAAACCAGAGTGCAGCGGCGCCCCACCCCCAGGTCGAGGAACCCGGGCGGACTATCGTCGGGCGACAACGACACGGCCAGAATTTCACCAGTCGGGCAGCCCTCGCGATCGTGGTACCATCGAAGCATTGGCCAATTTGTCATGACTTTGATGGGCCCGCAAATCAAACCGCCGAGCGTGTCCAGCAAGCTGAAGTACCAACGGGCTTCCCGCACTGACCAATCGATCTGAATCTGGTAGTCTACCCCGTCCAGCGTCACCCGTTGGGTGTAGTAGGGGGTTTCATCAAAAAGCGTCGGAATGTAAACCGGTTCAGCCATTAGTGCCCCCCTGACAGTCCACCAGCAGCCGCTTTGGCCACGCTGCGGGACTTGGTTGCTGAAGGGCCCACCACTTCAAGCGTAGCGGTTGAACCAGCGGACGCGGACTTCTTGCCTGACACTTCGGCCGGTTTGGGTGCGTCGACCGTCTCACTCTGGGCAATCGTGATTTGCCGAAGAACCAAATTGAAGACAGCGCCCGACCCGTCTTCTAGCGTTCGAGGTACCCGCAAGGACTCGATGGCCAGGCCTTCGGTGTCCGACAGCGCGGTCAGACAACGGATCTGGACCCGTTCCGCTCTGGCCTGCCGCAGCAGATTGTAGGTCGAGACCATGCGACTGTCTGGGTCGTCGTACTGCCAGGGGTTCACGCTCTGCGTATCAATCCGTTGACCCGCAATTCTTCGGGCCTGCACTTCGGTTCCCCCGCCCACTAGGGCACTGAACACAGCACCGACCACAGCGGCCGCGTTGTATTTGAGAGGGGAAGCCGGCACGTCTAGCTTCTTGGAGTACTGCTCGTACGCCGGGACCCCGGGGATTTTGAGGGCTGTTGGTCTCGGCCCCCCTTCCCCTGGCGTGTTCTGTGGCAGGGGTTTGTCCGAGACGTACCCCTCCAAAGTCAGGACGGCCGGCTTCAGGATGATCTGATCAGTCATCCCGGGCGCGAGCTCTACCGGGAATTCTGTTATCTCGCAGTCCAGTTCGTGCGTCTCAACCGTGCAAACGTCGAATTGCACGACCTGGTAGTCCCCGGCCGCGTCATACCATGACAGGATTGCAGAGTCAGACATTATTCCTCTACCACCGGCTCCCCGCTGAACAGCAGAGCGTTAGAGTAGGACCGGTCGACCCGGGCGACCGCGTGCGCGGTCTTGGTTGCTATGTCTCGAGGGGTAGTCCCCGGAACGGTCACATTGACAGTATGTTGCGATTGGTCGTGAACTTCCGTCTTGCTACCACCATTTCCGCCCCCACCGACCGGGGCACTGACCGTCTGTTCACCCAGTACGAAAGTCCCCGCGTTGTTCTTGTAGATCTTGCCGTCTTCTGCCGCACTGTTGGCCGCTGCGGTCTCCTGGATCTGGGCCTGCGAGTCTTTGCGGGCTTTGATCGCAGCCTGCAGACGCTTGACGTTCGAATCCCCGTCCAGCGACTTTGCCATCCAGCCGCCGAGCTCTACCCGGGACTGCTCGGCTTCGCCCTGTGCCTTGCGTCGGTTGGTCGCCCCGTCCTTATTGCCGGCGTCCCCTCCTAGCATGTCCTGCATCCAACCGGGTAGGTGCATCCCCTGCAGGGTCTTGTCCCACAGGTCGGCAATGCCAGCGAAAATCATGGCGAAACTGTTGGCTACCTCGTTGAAAGCAATGATTATGCCGAATCCGAACGTCTTTGCACCGGCAACAATGCCGGCCCCGAACACGTCCCAGCTGCCGGCCATTGCTAGTACAGAGTCCCCGAAGATAGCGGCCGACTTATTGATCTCTTCGTCCAGCAGCCCGAAGAAATCCCCTATGAAGCTTTCTCCCCCGGACAGCCAGGTCCGCAGTTCGTCAAAGACTACGAACAACGCGGCCCATTTCAGCGCGGCCAGGTTGGCCGCTGTGTTCAGGTGCATCAACGCGGCCAGCACCTGTGGCAGGCGAGACAACGCAACGGCCGTGAACGCCGCAATAGCAGCCCGTAGCATCTCCCCGTTTTGGTTGGCCTTCAATAGCCAATGCCCGGCCTTCTCCACGTAGTGCCCGAACGTCATCAGTCCAGGGATTGCAAGCCCGACCAGCTGCGCGCTAATCGAGCGCTTCAGCATGCCGAGCTGCTTTTCATGCTGTTGAAACTTTGTGGACAACTTGAAGAATTCTTGACTGAATCCCCCGCCCAACTCATCGACCTGATCCCTGTATTCCTTGAGGCCTTCACTGCCCTTCTTCAACATGGGGAGCATGGCCGCGCCGCCCCTGCCGAAGATCTTCATGGCAAGCGCTGTCTGTTCGGCCGGGTCTTCAATCCCTTTGATCTTGTCAGACATCTCGTCCAACAGGCTGGTCGTGGGCTTCAGCTTGCCGTTGCTGTCCTTCACTTCTACCCCGAGGTGAGTGAAGATTGCGGCCATTGCTTTGCCGCCATTGGCTGCAGCGTAGGCCGACCGCTGCAAGAACCGAAGCCCGGTTGTCAGGCTTTCGGTCTCGACCCCTGACATATTTGCAGCGTGGTCGTACTGCTGCATTTGGTCGGTCTGGATCCCGAGCATGCGAGACGCCCGCTTGATACCAGACGCGGCCGCAATCGTCTTCTCTACGAAGTTTTCAATCCCGTGAAATACAAACGCGCCGGCCAGAGCATGCCCGAAGTGGGTCATGCTCTGAACCATGCCATTGACTTGGTCGTGCCCCTTCGTCAGTTCGTGCGTGTCGAACTTGACCCCGAAGTGTGCTAGAATTTCCCTAACAGCCATTAGCGCCCAGCCCTTGCAGCGTTATCGATCTGTTGCTGAATGGCGGACTTGTCGGCCAGTTCGTCCAGCAGGTCGAGCACGTCATGCGCGTCTGCTAGGTCTTCCAGGCTCCAAGTTGTGTGTAGGTCGGCCATTGATACTGTCAACTTTTCAGCGGTCAGGACCCGCCAAATGTACCAGTCCAAATGGTCGGGAATTTTGAGACTTACACTTTTGCCGGAGCGTCGCTTGCGTGGCCGAAGGTCCCTGATAAAAAATCAAGGAATTTGTTCGCCTTCAAGCACTCGAGTAGCCAGTTGGTCAGGTCTTCATACTTGCCAGCAAAGTGCATGCCAAAGACATCGCCTGTCAGCTTGACCTGCTTGTCACCCTGACAGATGACAGAGACCCCGCCGAGCGTATCGCACAGGTCATCGAACAGCTGTTCGTCCAGGTTCCCCAGGACTTCGGCCACTAGACCCAGCATTGCGGACGCTGTGTCTTTGTCTTTCGCGTCCGCCATGCCTTTCAGACCAGGGGCGGCAGCCTTCAGGATCCTGAGGTACAGCCGACGACCGGTCACCGCGTCCAGAACCGTGGTACGGTACCGGACGCCATTCACACTAAATTCCTTGCTCTCTAGGCTCATGCCTTAGTCTTAGCACGGAATGAGAAAGAACCCACCTTAGTAAGCGCTTTCGTAAACTTCCAGCCCTGTGGCAGGACGGTCGATAGCAAGCCACAGAAGGCACAGAACGCGCCAATAGCCGCGACAACCTGCGTGATTTGTTCCTCTGTCATGTTAGTGTCCTCCGAGAAATACGGTCGGTGCAGGCAGGATGATGACCCATTCCAGGTCCCCCTCCTCGGCTGCAACACCCGTCTCTGGGTAGCCCTCGATAAAGGCTTCAGCTTCAGCAAGCTTCATGTTGCCCAGCCGGTCCGCGACATAGAGCGGGACCACGCCAGCCCCACCGGAAGTCAGCTTGTCCAGTTCGTGCAGTGTGGACAGCTTCGAGTTGACCGGATCCGTCTGACGAATCTTGATCTTCAAAGTGAAAGACGGGGACTTCGTTTCTGAACGGGTCTTGCCTCCGCCGATTCCCTCGCGTAGCTTGTACGTGGGGCTGTTCTGCGTGAGGGTCAGGAAGTTGTCCGGACCCAGGGCGGACTGATCGATTTCAATCCCGCCCAGGTTCACTGTGTGTTCTGCTGCTGACCAAACCTGCATGGGATTACTCCGTCACCGTCCCGGTCACTTGGACCGCGTGGATTGCGTTTGCTAGGGCTGCCGTCCAGGACACGCCCGAAAGTGTGCGGGTGGTTGAGTCGAACGACGAAGCGTCCGAGACGGGCGGCATTGTAATGACTGGGGCCGGGTCAGGCGCGAGTAGTCCGGGCTTTGCCGGCTTGCTGATTGCCTGCTCCAGGCTGACCGCGATTTGCCCTTTGATGACTTCACGACCGGCTGCTGTGTTCGGGATCTTGCTGGCTGCGAACATTGCATTTGCAATGTTGACCTGCATGGTCGCGCGCAGCCAGTCCAGGCCGCGGACGTTGTCCTCGTATTCGTTGCCGATGACTCGACCGCCAATGACACGGCCAACCCCACCAATTGACTGGTAGTAGTTGTAATGTTTGCGGTCGAGATTCCCGGTCTGGGTCTCTGTCAGAGAGTCCGCGGGGAGCGCCCCGGAGACGGTCTTGCCGAACAGGGTATCGGTGCCAGGGGCACTAACAGACTCAACACCCGTCTTGCCGGCCGAGAAGGCCCAGGTGTAGTCAGGCGACCAGTCTATTGCAGTGCGGAAGGTGGACGCTGCGTGAAGGACTCCGCCAATGTCGGCCGAGCCGGCTTCGTGCGCCGCGCTGTCCGCCGTCTGTGCATTGTACTTGTATCGGGTTGCCTCGATGGCCGTTGCGAGGGCTCCGATTTCGGCGGCCCCGAAAGTGTCAGCCTTGACCGTGTAAAAGTCTTTGTCGACCGCTGCCACTTCGGCAAAGTCGGTGGCAATCCCTGGGTCAACGGTCGTATCCTCGACAGTCAGACCGGAAGAGAAGTTTTTATGTTCGTGAACCTTGCCGGCGGTGCCGGACGTCAAGGTTATGTAGCTAGTGTGGTCGGCTGCCGTCACGTCAACAGGCGCGGCCGCTGTGATTGCGGTAACAAGCTTGGCGCAGACGGCTGCTACTGTAGTATCAGCAACCAGTACCGTGTAAGTCCAGGTCGTGCCGTTGACGGTTGACCCGTAAACATGGCCTACGGCCGTGGTCGTTGGGGTCAGCTTCAGGGTCTGCGTCTGCTTGCGCGTGCGCCGGCCGACTTTGATCCGCTGGGGCTTCGGGTTCTGACTGAAGATCCCGACCGCGATCTTGTAGGCCTGATCGTTGACCGTGAACCCGTCGCCGGCCGCCAGCATGGCTGCAGCGGACGAATAGGTCCGGACCCGCTCGATACCCCAGGCCGTATCTACTGCCGTCGGGCATGACGCCAGAATCAGGGTAGTGCCGAAACCCGGCTTTGAAATAGAGGCCGACGAAATGCTGATGTCGACCGATACGATGCTATCTAGGCTCATTCCGAGACCTCAAAAGTTTGTGGGGGTATGGTTCCCGCCCCGTTGGTAGCGTGGCCGGTTCCGGTCACGGACTGAACAAATGGCACGTCCAACCCTAGCACGTCTGAGTGCAGGTGCAAGACCAACTCGAACGTCCCGACGGTCGGTGTCCTATCGTCCAGCGGGGCGCTAGTCAGCTGAACGTCGGCCTTCGAGACTATCGAAGCGTTCAAAGCCAGCAGGTCGGCCAGACTCTCATCAGTCCAACACCGGCCGGACAGGTTGCTCAAGTAGGTCAAAGCCGAATCTTCGTCTGTGTCGTTCAGGCTAATGGCCTGAACCTGTAGTCGAACCTTGTCGTTCGAGTGGTAGACTGTCCGGGCGTACTCGGTCCCGGCTGTGGTGACTGTCGAGCGTACCCGACCTGCCCGACCTGGGGACTTGAAGCTGACCAGCCGGCAGTATAACCCGACGTCCAACGTGTCTGAAATAAAGGGTCGTTGACGGTTGAACCAGTTGACAACGCCTTCCGGTAGCTGCGCAGGCCAGTCATTCGATCCGTACGTCCGAACCCAGTTGATGATTCCCTGCTGGAAGGTGCCGATGTCGGACATTATTTCACCATCGTTACTTTGGACCGAATAGAAGACCGAAGCTGTCCGGTCAAAATCAGTGGGGTGTCTTTCGCCTGGCCGGTCAACTCTGCTTTGCGTACCTTGGTACTGTCTGCCAGGTCCGGCTGAATCCCGTCTGCAATTCGCTTCTGCACCTGGCCGACAGCCCAGGCCCCGAACCGCTGGGCGCATTGCTCGACTGTTCGAGTCCCTTTGGCGGCCTGCGTCATGATCGTGGACAGGGCTTTGTCTGCTTCTGACCCGGCTTCATCGACCCAGCCCCCGATAAAAGGACGGGGCGGGACTCCGATTCCGAATTCGTGCGCACTGGCCACGTCAATCAGGGTCAAGTCCCCGCCGCCCACTTTTTTCCAGGCCTTGGAGTCGCCTTCCTGGACGGGCCCAATTTTGTGGGCGAATTGCTTTTTTGACTCTTGCCCCTGCTCTGCGTGGACACCGACCGTGATCCCGGCCTGCTTTTTGAGCTCCGCGATCCGATGTTCAAAGGCGTATTGCCCGGTGTCTTTGATGCGCAGGGTCGTAGCCATTAGCTAACCGATACGGCCGAAGCACAGGCCAATTTGATCTCTTGCATCCGGGTGCTGTATTGGGTCGTGCCGTCTTTGTTGACCATTCGGGCCGACTGTCCTGCAGGCGACTTGGCCAGAGCGTGCGCCGTCCAGACCCCGTGGGCTTCCGGGTACATCGCGCCCAGCACAGTCTGCGAGAGTCGAGCGGCGGCCATATCCAACGTCACTTGCGCTAGTTGGTCACTAGCCGTCTTGAATTCTGGAAACGCTACCCTGAATTCTTCGAGAGTCACTTTGCCTTCTTCTGCCGGCGGGCAAGCAGGGGTCCGTCTGATTGGGTTGGTGTTTCGTCTGGCGGTAGTTGGGGCGCGACTGGCTCCCCCACTGGTTCCCCCACTGGCTCCCCGATAGGTTCACCCCCACCATAATCCGCAACCACATCAAACGCCCCGGACCGGATTAGCTCGGCGAGTTCCGAACGACCACGTTCACCGACAGACACTAGATACTCGTCGTCTATCGTGTCCTGTGCCCCGGGTTGCACTTCCCGAATTCGGCCAACTGGGTCCCCGGCCGAGTCCCGCACAAAGGGCAGGTTAGCTATCCAGTCACGCTTGTTCTGCAAAACAATCAACGCCATGCTGCACCTTAGCACGAAATAGAGAAACCCCCAACCGGCTTTCACCGTCAGGGGGCTTCGGGTCTGGGCTACTCACCCAGAGGGGGCTATTAGGTCAACGCGGTCGAGAAATCCGCGTACTGCATCGCAGCCGGTTGGTAGATCTTGACTCCGCCGCACCGTGCGTGGCACGGAATGACGTATTCAAGACCTTCTTGCTGTGCTGGAAATTGTTCGAACTGGATCGGAAGGACTGCCTCCAGAACCTCTGCCGTGCGAGCGTAGGCAATCGCTCGGTCGTAACCTGTCGTGTGTCCTGCGTCATCCAGTGCGTACCAGGTGTCAACATTCTTGATAAACGGGTTGTTATCCAAGAAGTACTTGAGGACACTGATCGAAGATGCGCTAGACATCTTCGTCATGGTCGCGATCTTGTACATGCCGTTTGACAGGATCAGCGTATCGGGCGCGTAAAGCTCCTTGGTGTTTATGAACGGTTGGAAGGCCAAAACGTTCAGGTCAGCGACCATCTGCTCTGGGGTCGTGGTACCGGCGGTCAAGAACCAGTTGTGAGTCGTAACACTCGAGTAGTTGACATCGGAGCAATTGACAAACCCGCCGAGCGCGGTCGCGGTCTGTCCGGTTGACGTCGAAAACCCGGTACGCATGATTTCGTCAATCTCGCGATTGATTGCCGTGCGTGCCGCCATCGCTTTACGCGTCGGGAGATCTTGCTGCAGACGGGCCGCAGTGCGGAGGTCTTGAACCGTCCAGCCGTAGCTGTCGAGGATCGAGACGACCTTGCCTTGGAGTTCCTTAGCGTTCGTGTCAACGCGCGGGATGTCCTTTGCGTTGATGTTTCCGATCCGGGCACGCCCGGTGATGTCGTAAACTTGCCAGGCGTATGTCGAGGCGTCAATTGGGATATCGGTCGCGAGAGGCAGATACTTCAGGGCCTTCAGCGGCGAGTACTGAACATCAACGATCTTCGATCGAAGGTGCGTGAGTTGCCTCTCAATAAACATGGTCGCGTTTGCGACCGGCTCCGCGTCAAACCTGGCATTGGGACCAAAGCCAGGGGCGAGGAGTTGAGCGAGACTAATCAGGTGTTGGGGAAGTGTCATCTGTTCTAATTCCTTCTAAGATCAGGGCAGGTTCAACTCGACCACAACCATGCCAGCACCTGAGACTACGCCGTTTTTACTGCGGAAGCGTGCGCCAGTGTAGGCAAGGGCCTTGCCGGAGTCGGTGTCACCTCGGAACTTGCCCTGATCAGCCGCACCGGTCGCTGACTCGGTGAATCGAATGTACACCGGGGCCAGGTCAGCTACTGCGCCTTCAGCCTTGACCCAGATACGGCCGAATCGAAGGACTCGGACTTCGGAGTCGACGGGGTAGCCGCCGGATGCTGTCGCGTTCTGTTGGTCCAGAACCGACACACCGACCACGCGGGCCGCCGTGCCTGCGTCCGTGGGGAGCGCGCAGACGTTGGGGGTTGCAGCAGCCGTTACGACCGCGCGGCCGAACGGGATTGCTACGCCGGCCGTCTTGGAATCTTCCAGACCATCGGCTGCAGTGCTGAAGTCATAGAGGGCACCCTCTTGTCCCTGGTAGACTGTGGTGTCGAAACTGGTTTGCGTTGCTGCTGAAACAAAGGTCATTACTTGGCCCCTTCTTTAGACATGGCCCAGACTTCAGGCTTCGGTGCGGGAGCCGCATCCTCCTTAGTCTCTTGATTTTCGGATTGCTGAATCTGCCGAAGGACTTCGGGCAGTCGATTGATTGAGTCGGCGCGGACGTTCGTGGCAATCGCCTGGTCGAACAGGGCGGTCACATAGTCGTCAGACTTGCCGTCGAGCTTGGCTTCCGGGTAGGCGAGGGCGACCACAGCCGCTTTGACCTCACGGTCAGACTTGCCGTCGAGCTTGACGGTAGCACCTAGCGCGGCCTGGGCTTTCGCCAACAGGTCGGCACGGGCCGAGACGTCTGCGTCGAACGTGTCCAGCTTGGCTTGCAGCTTGGCCCGTTCGGCCTTCTCTGCTACCAGTGCGGCGTCCGCCTGGTCCAGCTTGCGCTGGGTCTCTTTGGCCGCAGCGTCGGCCGCGTCCAGCTTGGTGCTGATTGCAAGGACGTGTTCTTCCGAACCGCTCTCGTAATCTCTTCCGTCAAATCGGATTTTCATGGTTCTCTTTTGTTGCTCCTGGGGCAGGTCTGTATATGCCCCGCCGTCCAGGCGTAGGGCTACTTCGTTCCCTTGGCGGCCCCAGTTACGGGGCCCCATTCCTACGTGATTGTACCTAATGTTACGCTGGATCGCGTCGTACTTCTTGCCTTCGAACTCGCCGGGAGTCGGATCCATATCGCACGTGTAACCGCACGAAATCTCTGTTAGGTCCCCTCGGTCGACTTTGGCGATTGTCTCGCCGTCCTGTATTGCGAGTTTGGCCGCGACCAGTTTCCCGTCCTGTCTGGGCAATCCTGATACATGACCGCGGGCCAAATCTTTATGATTCGCCGGGTCGACCATGGCCGGATGGCCTTCAACGACCGGGGCGTCTTCCAGTGATGCCAGTGATGCCGCGTCAAATACTTCGTTTGACGGACGTAGCTCTCTACGTACGCTACCATCTGGCTGCCGGTAGTCAAACACCCCAACGCGAGTCAACCGGGCCGGGACTCTCACCCCCCCGGTCGACAGACGCTCGACTGACTCTTTGTTCAGTCTGGACAGGTCGAATCTAATTTCAGGCACGCCCCTCAGAATTAGCACGGGTGGCCGGTGAACGCAAGTGCAGGCTTACGTTTGTTCAGCTATCACCCCCTGGCCTGCTTTATTGAAGCCAGCTCTTGTAGAGCATTGTGGCCCTTTATCGTCAGGTTAGCATAGGTTCTGATCGGTCCGGTCGCGTCTGGTTCTAGCCCTGATGTCTTCAGTGTAATCAACCCGCCCCGCGATAGCCTGTCGGCCGCTTCCGACTCTGAACCTTTGTACTGACTGATTTCTTTGCCGTAGTTGTCGCCCCCTAGCTTCAAGGTCGACTCCCTAGTTGCTACTTCCACTAATAAATTCCGCGTCTCGTGGTCTGCTGTCAGTCGTTCGGCCCATTGCTTAGCTGTTATGCTCTTGTCGCTGGCTCCTCGCGCCAGCCGCTGGACCTGTTCTCTGGTGTAACTAGCCGTCTTATTCTTGCCGCGCCCCCTCATTGGCCCAGCTGGTGCCTCCTTGCGGTCCCCAGGCCAACTGGACTTGTCTGCCCCGCTGCCCTCCCCGAACTGGCCATTTGCCGCCCTTTCCTGGTCCGGCGAATAGTCCAGGACTTCGTGCGTTTTCTTGTAGTTGTAAATTCCGGACATCAGGCAGTCTCCTCTAGTTCAGGTAGGACAGGCAACGCACAGCACCTACATTGATAATCGTCGCCAGGATGGCCGGTGTCCCCGTACTTGTTCACAACGGGCGGATCGTCCCAGCTGAAGGTCTTGCCTTCAAGCTCCGCGTGCGAGTCCCGCACGCTTTCGTCCTGGCTTGTGGACCAGACGTATCGGTCGATCCCTGCCGTTCGCTGGGCGGTCTGAGTGACCATACCGTTCAACTTCAGGGTCTGGTCCCGGGCGATTAGCTCGGCCCGGCTGCGGGTCATGTCGAACAGGCCCTGGATCTTGTCGGCTACAGTCGCCGATTCGAGTCCGTAGTTTTCCGCAATCAGCTGATCCATCTGACCGAACATCTGTTCAGTGAATTGCGTGATTAGTCTGACGTTGTTCGCCCGCCAGTCGGGCACATGGTACCCGACAGACAAGTCTTCAGACCCCAGACCTAGCACCCGTTTGGCGTCCCGTTTGCCGTGCGAGACTACTTCTGCCCCGATACGGTCCAGCGGGATCCGTTCCTGTGCCCCGCGGACCTTGAACCGGTCCGGGGCGTCAAGATGCAAGCCGTGTGCCCTAATGTTCTCGCCCATTACATCGACTAGCACTTCCGCGTAGGTCCGCATCGCCCCCAGATACATCCGTTCTGCCTGGTTCGGCAGTCGCGGACGCTTGGGGGCTCGACGTTGGCGGGCCCGCTTCTGCAGTAGCTGGGTGAGTCGTGATTGAGTAATCAACGGGCGGTTATCCTATTGCAGTTCATCAGTACACGCTCTGGTTCCCCGGGTGGGGCCGTCGCGTAAAACTCATTTGCTGCCCTGTTGTGTTCGGCCCAGTCCCCAACAAATGCCGTGCCGTACAGGTACTCTTCCAGTCCTCGCCAACCGCGCGCGGTCGGGTCACAAAACAGTCGGTCGGTGTGGGTGGTTGGAAGGGACAGGATGTTCCTGGCCCACATGTGGGCTAGTCCGTGCGAGCCGATTTCCCGATACATGGTTGACAGCACCACGAACGGTTCAGCGCGCCAAGGGCGCATTTGTATTGCAGCCAGAAGGGATAGGGTCGCCCCTTCAGTGTCCCCCAGGATCCGCATGCACTCCCCGCAACGTAGCGCGGACATAAACCGCTCTTCGTCAAAGCCGGCCATTTGAGTCCTGGCCGCGTAACAGTCGACGGCCTTCCCGAATTCTTGATTGTCCCGGTACGAATTGGCCAAATAGAACATGGCGCGAGGGTCGTCTGGGTTCTCTTCCAGCGTTTGCTCGAGCAGGGCGATGTCATCCGTCGTCTTACTCCCGGACTT